GCGGATCACTACATCCATCCCACCGCCTTCCCATTGGACGTTCTTGTCCATATAACCCTACTTACAGCCAACTAAAGCCCCCTATTAGGAGGCAATAGTCAACTATCAGCTAATAAGTCCTAAGTTTAACAGGTTTAGCTTTGGGTTTACGCTTAGTCATTTTAGGTTTAGGCTTAGGATTCCTGTATCCTTTAAGTTTAGGCATGGTTTATAGTCCTTTATGGTTACGAATTTCTCCCTTGGATGAATCATAAGGGAATCGAGTGGAGACTTTATGTACTCCTTTGTGTTTAACGGTCATCGGTGAGGTATCTTTAGCTGGAGGTGTAGGATTACGTCTCCCAAGGCTCGTATTGAAGCCCCCTGAACCTACATCTCCCCTGATCTTCTTTGTCATACTTGTACTCCTTCTTTTTGTTAGGAATTATCTTAGTTCGGTAACGCTTATCTTCCCGAAACATTTTGTTTACTACTTGTGATTCAATCTCATACTTATCTTTCTTATCTAGGATTCTCATTGTTTAGGATACTTTTTTATAGATAAACCAGAGTCTACTTTAGATTTCTTTCGTTGTTTTACTTGTTCTTGTTTTCTCTTTGGACTCTTGCCTTTATAAGCTCTTTCAGCAGATTCTTGTTGTTTAGTTTTAGATTTTAAAGCTTTATTAACTTTTCTTTGAAGAAATTTATATCCCTTGTCTTTAACTATTTGAGCTGCTTTTTTAATTCCTAATCGTAAAGCAAGTGCTAATAAAGGTGCAGGCATTTTACATTATACTCCTTTTAAATGGTATACATCCTACGTTTAAATTTTCAGGAACTTCGATATTCTGTTCTCTACTTTGATCTATAAATTCCTTTTGTTTTTTAATACAAGCTTGTTCACTTTGAAAACTACCGACTATTTCTCCATGTTCAATATGAGGAGGTACTACAGAAAGATTTAGAAAAATTACTATAAGTAACCAAGTCACTAGACTTTGACCCAAACATTTTCATCTTCATATGACTGATCTACTGTAGACATAAAAGATTTGATGTTGTCTTCAAATTGTTCATTTCTTCTCTCATGGTACGCTAATGTTTCATCAGCAGCCATTTGTTCTACCCAATAGTTTACTCCCATAGCTAAGACATCTATTCTATCATCATACTGAAGTGACCCTTTATCTCGTGTAAGTCGAGTCATTTGATAGAATAATTGTCTACGAGGTTCTTCTTTAGAATTCTCATAGTCATTTCTAGCTTCATCCAGATCTATAACAAGTCTATGTTGGTTCATTATAGGTTCTAATATATCTATAATTCTTGCTTCTTTTTGCTTAGAATGTTTTATTTCTTCTACATGACACTGGTGATACTGGTTAAGTACAGGTTTAAATAACTCGGTATACATACCATCACCAAAGTTAGCTTCTATTTCTATGGTGTTAACCTTGTACTGTTGAGCTATCTTGGCTAACTGAGTTAATGTACCGCGATCATAGCCACCTTTAAGTCCACCAACAGCTAACACAAAGATCTTACCATTCAATAGTTTAGTGACAACATAACCTGTTTCATCAGCTCCTCTACCACTAGGATCTAGATGGAGTGCTGCTCCGGTATACTCATAGTAATCCTTTGAGACTTCAAAAGGCTTATAGAAGTAATCTCCGGTTAAACCCACAGCAGGCAGATCCAGGAGCTCATCTTTAGCATAAAGCACCCTTCCAGGCCCTTGGTCTGAATCTAGAGGAATTACAAGTAGATCCCTGAGTTTAAGCGGATAACGCTGATCGTCCTCTCCTGAAGTATCCAGCATAAACTGGAGAGCAAAACCAGATTTACCATAGGAAGACTCACGTTCAGTTAAATCTAGATCATCGAATCTGAGGGGGTCTGTGGGCTCTCCAGTGGCTTTCTGAAGGACATTTATGAAAGGAGACAGCTTGGTACTATAGAATTCTTTTAATCGACTATCGGGCATCCTAGCAGGCCATATACGACATTCGTATCCTCTGGACTGTAAGCTGCTATAAAGAGATTCTTCTACTTGTGGTGTACCTAAATAAACAATACGTCCAACTTTAGGCATAACTACAGCATCAAACTCTTTTACTACTTCACCTAGCTTATCGCGCATGACTTGAGTCAAAGCATTAGATAATACCTCGACATCATCTGCAATTATAATGTGAGCCCGACTACCGACAATCTGCCCAGTAATACCAACAGACTTGACAGAAGGAGCATGGGAAGCACGAGCAGGAGCAACGTCAAAGGCCACATTGGAGTTACGTTGATCTTCTCGTGCTCGTAAGTGTTGTAAAACTGGCATTTCGTTAATGATTCTTTTTGTAAACGTGCTGAAATCATCAGACCTCTGTTTAGATGCAGACACCACTAGAAATTTCAACTGTGGGTCTACTAAAAGTTTCCATACGACAAATGCTGAAGTAATCCAAGACTTACCTACACCTCTAAAAGCTTGAATGATGAGTCTCTTAGGTCCACCTTGGAGGTAATCAGCTATATCATATTGTATTGGGGTTGGTTCAGGTAGAGCTAAATGTTTCCATGCTAAATACAGGAAGTTCCTGAAATCAGCTTTAATTAGCTCTAGCTGGCTTTTTTGGGATTTCATCAAAAGGAAGTTCTTCTATTAAACTTTTTATATCCAGATTATTAGAACCATTACACTCAATATGATTGTCTCTAAGAAACTGACGGGCCACATTAAGATCTGCTGGTGTAGCATCACCCGACATAATTTTTGCTTTGAGTGTTTTAGCAAGGATACCATGTAGTTCTCCTAAATCCTTTTCAGAACTTTTATCGTCCATTCTCACAGCTCCTTAAGAGATTATATTGTTTATGTAGCCAAGCATCTGATACCTTATAGTGGTGCTCGTCTATCTTGGTTATCGTCATATCACTAGGAATTATGACTGCTCTTTCTGTCGTGCAGTTTACTAAAAAGAAGGGTAATACGAGAAGCATCCCCATCTGCAATAGCTTTATCAAATTGTTCCTTGTTTTTAATACGTTCACGTTCTGGTTTTCCTTTAAGATACCATAGGGCTATCTGAAAGATAGCCTTTAGTAAACCTATGATACCCATGTTATTTTCGTTTAACTCGATCCATACCTAATTTCCAAGTAATACCACCTGTCATACCAACTAATGCCCAAGCTTCAGGAGTAAACGCATGATAGCCCATCATTTGACATATACACATCATAACTCCCATAAGCATCATAAAATATGTTTTATATCCTGGCATAAAACCGTCAATAAAGTTCATAATAGGTTTAATAATAGTTTCCATTAGCAATTCCTATCCATTAAATGTGCGTTAGTAATTAAAGACATGGGTATATAACCACATCCTTTGTACTTCCCTTTTTCAATCATGTCTTTATTGTAACCAATAACTGCATGATCGTTTGAAACTCCCATCAAAAAACCACAAGATTCATATAAAGCTTTTTTTACATTAAGATTCCCAACAGTTACTTCGTCATTATCGTCATAAGGATCAAACCATTCGATAATTATAAGTCGATGTAGATTATCTTTATTTGTCAGTAAGTCTATTACTAATTGATTTCTTGTTTTTCTCATTTAGATAATCCTAACCATGCAATTACAGTTCCAGTAATAGAAACCATAAAAATCCAAAGTCGATTAGAAGTAGCTTGAGCTGTTTGTATGTTACGAACATCACCTACTAAACCATTCATCTTAGATTCTCCTCTAAGGATTAACTCATGTTCTTCGACTTCATGTTTAGTTGTTGATAAGTCCTGATGTATTAATAGTACATCTGTGTGCATAGCATTTAGTTTTTCAAGTACGTCTTTTTCAGGCACGAGTTACTCCTTAAAATGTTTGTCAAGCATTTGTAACATCTCGTCATACTTTGCAACTTCTTCTACTTCTTTAGAAATGGTTGCTATGTAATCTGAGTGTTCGGCTACACCCACATTGTTCCTAATTAAATTTTCTACGTTCATCTTATGCTTTTCAATATGTCCTACATAATAGGCTCTCAAAGCTGTTAATAATTGTTCTCTCATCTAGTTACTCCTTCGGATATTTTTTCTTAACATCAGCCCTACGTTTATCAATCTCTGCCCTGTCTTGAGTGTCGTATAGGGCAACTACCAGTTCTTCGATTTTTGGATACTCACGTTGTCTTTTAATATTCCAAGGTGCGTTATCATACTCATCTTGCTTCTCTTTAGCCTCTGCATCATCACGCTGTTTACGAGTTTGGTAATTACCTTTAGCTACAGCTTCGTCATAAGCCGATTCGTATTTAGCAACTTTAGCGAGAATGTGAGATTCTTTTTTTGCATTTTCAGCCCATTCTTGTCCGTCAACTAAAACGTGGTTGAGAACATCTAGTTGTCTTTTAGTTAAATTCATTATGCTATTAACACTCCAGAAAAGTATGTATAACCACCACCTTCTAAATCCGCAGTATCTCCCCCAGCCCCAGCCACATACACATAAACGTGAGCAGTATCTGAGGCATCCATATCACAAACAACAGTCCCACATAAAGTATGGTTAGCCCATATGCTATCGGTTTTTCCCCAAGTATTATTATAACTAAGGTTTGAAGTTACTAAGGTCGTTTGAATAACATCTGAACTTGCAGCCACTCGGTGCAACCCTACTTGATAACTTAATAAGTATTTTCCTGTTACTGGTGCTGTAAATGTTGTCCCATCAAAATCACTGCTTTGGTCAAAACGCTCATTATCAAATATAATCGTATAGCTTGTTCCATCGCCTGTTACATTATTAATTCCATCCTCTGTGCCACAAAAACAAGGTTGTAAAGGCATTTGTACTTCTTCATCTGCCGATATGGTAATAGCAACTGCATTCGCAGATGAATTTATTCCGGTGCTTGTCGTGTTAAGATGACTAGAATCAATAGCACCATCTATAAGTTCCGCACTATCCACCGAGTTAGTCGCAAGCGTTCCTGAATCGACTATGCCATCTGGCAGCCCACCAACGCTGATGCCTGTCATGGTTCCTGATCCGTTAATTGCGATAGCCATTAGTTACCTCCTTTTGGATATTTCTCTTTTACTGCCAAACAGTCTGCTATGTACTTGTCTATTTGAGCTTGATCGCCCTTTACTATGCCGTCTAGGTAGTCGGTCATTGGGGGATAGTTTGGTTCTCTGTCTCTTTGATATTTATTGTTGTCATACTCAGCTTGAAGCCTTATGACTTCAGTTGCTACTGCATCAGCATCAAAAGATACTATATTCCCATCGTCATCACGAGCAACCGATGTGCCGTCCCCTGAATGTATAATGCTGGAAACATTAGTATATAAATTTCTAATTGCGGTATCTTTCATTATTATTGCCTAAGAAGAAAGTTCGATTAATGTTATATATGAAGGTGCTGTACTAGCTGAACCTAACCCCCAAGCGTTAATATAGATTGTTGCCGAATCAACCGAATTGAATTGCATTTTATAAGTTTGGGCTGAAGTCGAGTTTGGAGAGTCAACGTGAATCCCAGTCACGGACGCAACTTCACGAGTGTTAGTTGTATGTCCATAAACTTTGATTCCACCGTGTGACCCTTCGGAATGAATTACTGTTGAACCTCGTAGCATCCGATAACCTACGGCTGAGTTGCCTGTGCTATTAGAACTTACAGTAAATTCTACGATTGTAACTATTCTGCTTGATGTGGAAGCTGGCGTAATATTCGCTGTGATATGAGAGTCTATATATGTATCGTTAGTCGCAGATGTGTACCCTGTGAACTCAGTATGTAAACATTGCAAAACTTTCCCCAATGCCCCAGCCTTAACAGCCGTACCAGCAATAGTCAATCTGTCGGCATCCGTGATTGCAACTGTATGGCCTGTAGGAACTGTTACGGTTGTTCCTCCTTGTCCCTGTATCTTGTCTGTTTTAACCAGACTATTAGCTCCATCGAAATCTATTTGGGGCATTATTTATTCTCCTTCGGTATATCTGATTTAACCTTTGCAATATGGGCTTGAAAAACATCCATCCCCTGTTCCCCGATCATTTCTAATTGTTGACCAATCGTGCCATATCCACCGTCTGCCACACTAGCCAAACGCTTATCGATCCAATGTGGTTCTGGTGCGACATAAGGCGTTGGCGTATTACCATCATCTATCCATTCTTGTACCATCGTATAATGTCGGTTGCCAGCAGCATCGCCAGATATAGTTAGCTCTCCCTCATCGGATGCCGTTGCGTTCTTGTTGATGATATATCCACCATCTTCATTCATGTGTACTGTAGTAATTATCATATATTCCTCTTTAGTGTCTTGCGTCTGCCATTATCCAAGTAGTGTCAGTCCCATCTCTCCGCAACATCCCTGCTCCGACTGTCGCTGTTGCAGCAATTGTGGGGGCAATTGATATGCTATCAGTACGAACAACCATGCCCATATTAGACGGAACTCTTGCAACCCAACCGTCATCTCTCCATGAGAACGTATCAGCGGCCGAAGAAGAAGCAGTCGGATTAACTCTCATCTTTCTGCGATAATGTAGGGGAGCAGTGCCAGCGGTAGTTGCTGTTGTTGATCCCGATAAGAACACTTCGGCACTAGAGTTGTCTAAGTCCCACCTCTGAACATAATATTCAACTTGATCTTTCACCGTACTAATCGGGGGTGATGTAAAAGTTGGTGCTGATCCACCAAGATAGAGGCCGACTTGAGAAAACTTACAGAAATTTGATGCACTGTCAGCCCCAGCTACTTGGTTGGAGGTGCAATAATCTTTTGCTCCTTCCCATGAATCAGCAGTTCCCTGAAATGTAGATCCACCATACATACAGAATCCTACCCTCAAACCAATGTCTGCCTCAGTCAGCAACCATGTTCCTGAAGTATCAAGTGTTAATGTTTCTGTATGCTGTTCCCATGTATTTGTACTGCTTTGTGTATATTCGTAAACATAACTTCTGTTTTCTGCTGAATTCATAAAGTATCCGCAGAAAGTTCCAGTTTTAGTATGTTTATGCCAAAAAGAAAGTGTTACTTGTTGTTGATGAAGGTGAGCATAATCAGACCCAGTTACTTTGTATTCAATAACCTGAAAATCCCCTGATGCCACAGCAGATTCAGCAGTTGTAACATCAATGCTCATAGAATATGTAGATGAGTGTTTGCTTTGAGCGACAGTAGGAACATCAGCTAATTGGTCTACGTCATGGACAAGTTCACCACCAACATCAAAATTTTCCCATAAAGCAGCACCGTAAGCACTATTAGCGATTGCCGTAATATTTCCTTCGGGGAATTGGGTAAAGTCTCCATCCAGAATAAAATTTTGTGGAGAAATTCCAACTAGAGCATTACCATCCCCTGCTAATGGCCTATCTGCTGTGATATTCCCAGTTCCATCTGGTGTATTTATATTTGTTACTTTAATTGTCGATGCCATAGTTTATCCTTAGATTATAGTCCAGGTTGAGCCACTAGCTACCGTTACTGTATATGTGTCTGAGACTGAAACAGGGCCAGCAGTTGTCCCATTTTCACTACCAGCAAAAGTTATATTCTCATCAATGGTTTTGGCATTGGTGCGTATAATGTGACTTGTGCCTAAACTTGGACCTCCACCTTCTGCTGTAGCTATAATACCTGATGATCTGGTTACGTTTGATCCAACGATTCCACTCATAGTTTATTCCTTATAATGTCTGATCGAGATATGAAACACATACATCAATGTTTGATGAACTAGCAGTAATAATTGATAAATGATCTGAGGCTTCCATTACAAATTTGGAAGTATGTTCAAAAGTTGCTTTAGCTGTAAGGTCTTGATCGAAATAAATATAAGTATCTGATCCTCCCCCTCCGTCATCAATCAATAATTTGAATGTTTCAGCTGCATTTCCTGTTTCACATATAGTTATACTTAAAACCGTATAAGTATGTCCAGATGCTACAGTAAGTAATGCTTGAACAGAAGAAGCATCGCCTCTGAATGTTGCTAATTTTAAAACTTCACTTGCCATAACTTTCTCCTAAAATCCCATGACTAATGCTTTGCCTGTACTTGTTGTATAAGAAGTCCAAGTTCCACCGATAACTGGACTATTTATAGTAGGGCTGGTTAATGTTTTATTTGTTAATGTATCTGTGGTTGCTTTACCTACCAATGTATCTGTAGCAGCAGGCAAAGTGATTGTTACAGTAGTCGTAGCAGCAGGACCAATTACTCTAACATAGTTTGTACCGTTATCTGAATCTTCATAAAAATCTAAATAGCCTGCACTTGAAGCAGCATTTTTTAAACTAGCACCTGTATTAATAACAGGTGTAGTTAAAGTTTTATTAGTTAGTGTATCTGTAGTAGCTGTGCCTACTAAAGTAGCATTAGCATCTGGAAAAGTAAAGGTTCTAGTCGTACTAGTTGATATTCCAGAACATTGGAATTGAGCTTTTTTAGTTGTATCTCCATTATCTTGAAGTGTAAAGTTATCATCATCTAGAGTAGATATAGTAGCAGATTCAAGAGTATCTATTTGAGTTTGAATAGCTGAAGTCACACCATTAAGATAACCAAACTCAGTGTTACTTATAGTCCCATTATGAATCTTAGAAGCATCTATAGCAGCACTTCCATTAATATCAGCATTTTGAATAACACCACTACCAATAGAGGTAACACCAGCATTAGAGATAGTTATATCTCCTGTCATAGCTACATTATCAAAATCAGTACCATCTGCAACTAAGATATGTGTATTAGTAGCAGCATAAGAATCATCAAATAAAGTTATTTTAGCTCCGGTAACAGCATCATCAGCTAATTTTGCGGTAGTTACTTGTCCAGCTCCAATATGGGCAGTGTCAATACTTCCGTCTGTATAGTGTTCGCTGTCAATCGCATCGTCAGCTATTTTTGTTGCATTGATAGCATCCGCAGCTATCATAGCAGTCTCTACTGCTCCACTAGCTATTGTTAAAGCTCCAGCAGCACTGATAGTAGCATCTCCTGAAAGAGCTACACCAGCATAATCTGTACCGTCAGCTACTAATATAAAACCCGATGTTGCAATAGCAGCGTCATCAAGTAACGTGAGCTCATCGAGAGCCTCCTGAGCCATGTAGAACGCTTGTTTACTATCGGTATCTAAGTCTGTCTCAGATAAATTCGAGCCATCTACATAGTCTACAAGCCTTGTAGCTTGACTTGTAGTACGCTTGATTAAAACTACCTGATCCCCAGTTATATCAGCAGGAGAAGTCACTGTTATTAAACTATCGTTGTTCCAAGTAAAACTTGCTGAAGATCCATCTACCTCAACAGTTACATGAGTTCGACTGATAAATGGAAAAGTGACAGCAAATTCTTGTGTAGCACCTGAAGCAACATATCTTACACTTGAATTAGCCATTTATTATTGTCCTTGGGGTTATGGTAATGGGCTTAAAGGAGCCAGTTGTGGTTTATATTGTTCGTATACACCTGTAGATGGAATTAGAGGAGCTTCTCTTTGATTTTCCATACCTCGTTCTTTTAAAAATTCCATACGAGAAGCTAATTCTGGAAAACGATCTATTGTGTTTTTTCTTGCTTCATCTTTATTCATTCTAAGTTCTCGTTCTATTTCCATAAGTTGCTCTGCTGCTGAAAAACCACCCTTTTTTATATGTTGTTCCCACCATTTATGAACTTGTTCGGGTCCAAGATTAGCAGGAGGAGAAGCATATTTTGATCCTCTTACTTCTCTTTCTAGTCTATTTCCTTCAGTATTTAGTCGAATCCATTCTTCTCTAAAAAAGAGCCATTCACGAGTATTTAAGTTTATCGCACCAAAACTTTTTTTAGTAACTGAATCTCTACCAACAGGAAACGATTTAATTTGTTCTGGAGATTCCATTCTAGAACCAAGTTCAGCAAGTTTTCGTATAACAGCACTATCAGATTCAGATAAACCAATATTTGTAGCACCAATATTAACTATACTGTTCACCATATTCCGAATATATTCATGGGGTTGGATATGGTTTTCATTTTCGTAATGGGTTCCTGGATAAAACTCAGTTTCGCCCATTAAATTCTTAACTTTTTGTGTTTGATCTATAGTTCTTCCTGTAATCGTAGGTCCCTCTAAACCACTAAATTGTCCATAACCTTTGATGCTTTTTTGAAAGTGGTCAAAAGCAGCGGTTGTTTCATTCATTATACTACGATTAGATTGTTCAAAAGCTGATGCACCTATTTCACCTGTATATCTTTGTGTCTTAGGGTCCCATTTAGACCTCATACGTTCAGGCAGTTCCGTTATAGGTTTACCAGCCTCGTGTCCTTTAATTATATTTCTTCGGATAGCTGAAAAGAAACTAAGACTAGGATCATAACGTAATCTCAGTTGATTGACCCATTTTCGTTTAACATGGACATCTTCATCAAAAATAGCTATAGATTGCATTAAACTTTGTAAATAATGTCGATCTTTAAGTAACGCTTGAATACCAATAAGACTCGTATTCCACATTTCTGTATATGCGTCTGATAAGCGTTTATCATCATTCATAGGTTCACCATCTGCATCTAAAGCTTGTTGTCCGTTTAAATGCCGTAGTGATCGCATCGTTTGAGCCATAATAGCTGCTTCTGAAAATATCATACCAATAGGGTCCCATCGAGCATAAGGTATAGGACCAAATCCTAAATTAATAGTATACCAATGTTTACCACCCATAGCTTTTTCCATACGAGCTCTGAGTTTAGGATCAGCAGGAGGACCATTAGTTATAGCTCCGTTACCAGCTAAAGTAACAGCTCCTAACATTAATAGTTGACCTGTAGCTACTCTACCTCTAGCCATTTGGACTACTTCTGGTGAAGATATTTTAGGATTTAATTCTTTTTGAAGTGTATCATGTAATCTATTAAGTCCTGGAGTTCGTTCTAGACTTGTTCTAAGTAGCTGATAAGGTGTACGAAAGAAAGGAATATAACCTCGGAAAATTCCTGTACGATCTTTAGCTAATATTTGTTGTAATTGAGCAGCTTTTCCAGGAACTTCACGAGTTTCAACTCCATTTTTAGTTATAACTTGTTCTTCAATCGTAGCAAAATCATTTGTATATGTATTTTTTTCAGCTAAAGTTTGAGCTCCTTCTTTAATCTCTGGATGTGCGTCAAGATCATCCATTATCTCTTTAGCTCGTTTATCAACTTCAATTAGATGATTAGGATTGGTAGGTTTAAGCCCATTATGCTTACCCATAAATTCGCTTACAGCTTTTCGATAAGCTAATGAAGGAATTTCTCCAGCTTTATTTAATCCTTTATAAGCTATATCCATCGCGGTAACAAGATCTCCTGGCAGATTTACAACTTTTGATATGTAATCAACAGCTTCGCCTCGCCATCCAGATAATTGGAGCAACTCTTTTGATAAATAGCGTGTATGAGGTTGTCTAATATCCGTTTTAATTCGAGGATCATCCATACCTTCGCCATACCGCAGAGCTCTCCAAAAAACTTTAAGTTGTGAAGGAATAGCATTTATAACTTTTTGAGCGTGTATAGCTGCTTCTTTATGTGTTACAGGTCCTCCCCCTTTACTAGCAGCCATAAACTTATCAATCGGAGTTATCATTACTCCAAAATTATTTCCTATACCATTAACTTCTCCAGTTTTAAAACTACTAAGTAATCCATTAATAAATATTTCTTCTGAAATAAGCCTGAATTTTTGCCAAGTGCTTAATTTAGGAGCTAATAATCTCATGCGTATCTGTGTTAACATAGATTCACTAATGGCTTTAGCTTCTTCTTGAGTTGCTGTTTGTAACGCAAGTTCTCTTAAATCTTCTAAAGTTACTCTATGTTTATCTTTAAGCCAACCTAATCTTTGCTTTTGATTCTTAATCTCTTGGACAAGCTCTTTTTCTACATCAGTTGGAGTTCGTTTAGCAGTAGTGGGAGCTTTACCTTCTCTCGTTAATATAAGTTTATTAAGTTCTTCTCTATATCGTTTAATATTAGCTTCTGCTTTTTGAGTATCCGTTTTAGGCTTTTTAATTTTTTTCTTAAGTTGTTTTACTTCTGTTTCAAGCTCTAATATTTCAGTTGTTTTTAGTTCTTTAAACCCCTTTTTAGTAACCTTACCAGCTTTTAAGTCTTTTAATTGCTGAGTTAGTTGAGCAAACCTAAGTTGTATAGCTTGTTGCTCTTTAGGAAGTGTGGTTTTTTCTAGTTCTAATTCTATAAGGTCTTCTAGTTCTAATTCTTTAGCTGTTTTTAAACGTGGTTCTCCTTTTTTCGGACGTTTACCAGCTTTTAAATTAGCTAATCTTTTTTCTAGTCGTTTAATTCTAGCTTGGGTAGCATTTAGTTTTCTTGTTAAACGCTTACCTTTTTTAGTTTCTCCTTTTTTAACTTTGACTCTACGAGTAGCAGCTTTAGGAAGATCAACTTTGAATTTAGCGACTTCTTCAAGAAACTCGTCAGTTCTTCTATGACTCATGTTAAAGATGTTATTTATGGTTCTAGTATAAGAAACTTCAGCATGAGGAGAAGCATTAAATAAATCATTTTGTACCGCAATTTTAGATTTTGTAAGTGTTTCCCCAACTGTCTCTGCATGAGCCCTGAGTAAATTACTTGCTAAATGAGATTCTCTACTTCCTAATTGTAAAATCTGTTCAAGTTGAGCTGAAGCTGCATTACGATTAGCTAAAGCTATATCATATTCATCTGTTCCAGCTTTAGCATTTTTAAATCGTTTAAAAGCGTTTTCAACATTTTCTAACGACATCATTGTTAAAGCTTTATATGCTGGTACATATCCAATAGCTTTTTCTAAATTAGCTACATTTTGTCCTAAAGCATCCATTACTTCATCTACAGGTCTACCAAGTAAATTTGCTACATCTTGAACTTGAGATAAATAATCTTTATTTTTTAATTGTTTAGTATCTATAACTCGACTTAAAGCTTGAAGTAATGATTTAATTTCTGGTGTAGTTCTAAACTTTAATAAGTTAAATGATTCTATAATGGGTATTTGTTTGGGATTTCCAGCTTTATCTTTACCCATATAATAGTAATCTGGAGTTTCTATCTTTTCTCCATTGTAATACTTAGTTAACAGTTTAACTAAACCTGGATTTGGGTCAGTAAGAGTTTTTCCAATTTTAGGTAGAGGACTTCTTAAACTGTTTTCAATTTCTTTTTTAACAGAAGCTTCTATATTTTGAGGTAAATTTTCTAAAATAGCTTTTTTACCAGCTTCATCCGCTTGATCGAAAGTAGCTTTTAAAAGAGGTAACATTTCTGTTACATAGTCTTGAGTGGCTTTTTCAAAATCCTTAAGTGAAACTCCTGTTTCAGTTTCAAATTTCTTTCCTAATTGTTCCATTTCCTTGGCTAAACTTTTATCGACACCAAGTAATTCCTCTGCACCTTGAGGATTAATCCAAGTAGAAGCCTTAGTATAAGCCAAGCCCATAGAACTAAATAACCGTTTAAGAATAGCTCCTATTACAACTCCACCGACACCTCCCGATCCTACATTTTTCATACGAGCTATCGCAGGAGAATCAGGATCTAGCTTTCCAGTAGTCGGATCTCTATAATCTTCAGGTTTGGTAGCTAAATAAGTATAAAGCATATGTGAAGCCATAGGACTTTGTGAGATACTATCAAAGAACAATAGCATATTAGCTGCATTAGGATCATCTTTTTTGAAAGCTAACGCATCTGTTCCGGCTCCAGCTATAGCCCATGTTAAAACATCTTGAGCTTTTTTAAGTTTTTTAGAAGAATTAAATAAAGATGTTAATTTACTGCCTATTTTAATAGCAGCTACTGGACCTTTAACAGCCCAAGTAGCAGGAACAAAAAAAGAGGCTGCTTGTGGGAAACCTTTTAATAAAGCTTCAAGAGTAGTTTCAGCTTCAGGAACGTGCAACGAACCTTCTTCAATAGCCCCAACAGTAGATAAAACATTTTCGCCCATTTGCATTACACCAGCAGCAGGCATCAGTGCTAATCGTTTAGCTTTTTCGGTACTTTTTTTAATAGTCCACCAAAGACTATGAGGATCTTCAGATTCTAATTTATCTATTTCTCTTTTTTGAGTGTCATGTTTAAATTTTTCTTGGTGTTCTTCTAGAGCCGTTTGGTCCAGATCTTCTTGACTAATATTATTGGATTCTTTAGTAGCCTCTATAAAAATAGTATCTGAACTTTCTTTATGTTTATCAATAAATGTATCAAATTCTACTTCTTTATCAAAAGCTTCTTCTTCAAAAGTTTTTTCTGTTAGAGCTGTTTCAGAAACTGAAGATGTTTCGAGAGGAGCTGCTGCAATTTCAATTTCTTGTTCTTCAGGATCTTCAAAGTTTTTTGCAATAAGTATTTCTTCAGACATTTATTCCCACTGTTCTGTAGGTTCAAGTTGATTTTCTCCAAGATGGAGATGTAAATGTTGGTTTCTATCATCTAACTCTATAAATAATGTTTCTCCATTTTTTGTAAACTTCATCCACGATTGATCCTTAGCTTTTTCAGTAGGTGTCTTTTTTGTTTTAACAGTAGCAACAGAACCGCCTTTCGTTGTAGGTATCATTGTCCAACCAGCTTTTGTTAATGACGGCTGAACTTTTTTCTCAAGTAATTCTTCTTTTGTAACTTCTTTTTTATCCCAAGAAGCGCGCAAATCCAGAGCATTACCAGTATTGTGGGCAGAACCCTGTTCAAAAAACGGACTCTCTTTTGTTCTTTTTGCACTCGTTACTTCCTGATCTGTCCACTTAGCATACAGATAATGTAAAGGATCTGTAGGACTAAACAAGGATTGCATTGTGCTTTGTCCAAATGTCTTTCTACCCATAAAATCATTTAAAGAAGGATCTTGTAAAAGATGTTTTCCTATTTCTACTGTTTGAGGATTAACACCACTCCAATCAACATCCTCTCCTATAGTAACATCCTCACCTAAAATCTTTTGTGCTTTGTCTCTGTCCATTTCTTCTTTAGCTACTATACCACCTATTTTAGTCCCATAGTTATCCGGATCTTGCAGCCAAAGATTTACTCCTCCTACAATATCTGAGTCTATTGCTAATGAAACTGGCTGTATATTAAAATCCTCTGTGTTTGCTTGAAAATCTTCTTTAGTGGGTTCAGTAGATTTTTCATCTGCCATTTCTATTTACCCTTTCGTACAAGTCGATATTCCCACTTGCCGTTAGATTGTTTTTCTAAAACAACTTGCCACTCTGCAAGATCTTCTATAGATTCTAATAATGTAGTTGTTCTTGCTACAGCCCAATCACCAGCTTCTTTAGGTGTAAAAGTACGACTATTATACTTAGTTCGTAAAGTCTCGTCATAAACTCTATCTCTACTAGCTTTATAGATCTCTGTTTGATTCAGTGCTACTTCTCTTTTTAAATTATCATAAATAAACTTAAGCTCACTAGGCCATTTAATTTTATTAACAATTAAAAGCCAGCCTTCAAGATAATCCTTACTAAGTAGATCCTGTAAAGTTCTATTTTTATCTTTTAAAATAGGAGCTATAATATTTTGAAAATGTGTATTTCTCAGTAATTTTTCAATTCTACCAGTAGAAGTTACGCTTGATTTCTCTAGCATACTTACATTGTCTTTATACTCAGTTTTATGCTCTCCTATTAGTCCGTTTAGTTTAGCTCCTACTTCTTTTGATAAATGAAAAGTTTGAACAATTTTATGCACATCTTCTTGAGTTCGTATTTCACCTCTTGAAACCATCCCTAAAGCAGTTACCGATTGAATGGTATCGAAACCATATCTATCAGTTTTTAACAAAACTTGTGCTTTGTTTATATAAGTAGAAGCATCTTTTATTCCAAACTGTTGGATAAATAATTCTGTATCCTCAGGTTCCCAAGGAAGATTACCGTCTAATTTTTTAGTTGCCCATTCCAAATACCAATCCGCAAGACTATTTTTATGTTCTTCTGTTTGAGTTTTTTGTAAAGCTGTAATCTCGCTATCTAATTCACTAAACAAAGATTTAAAAGTTTGATGATCTCCGATTGCATCTTGTTTTCCAGCAGTAATTAAAGCTTGTTCTTTGTCTGATAAAGGTTTAAAATAATCAGCAATTCGATCTTTTAACTCTCGATATAACCGAGGATTCTGTCTATATTTATCTACAACATTATTTTTAAGAAGTGAAAATACAGCTTTATTATTATCTATATTTAACTCAGTACGGAGCCATTTACCCCCAACTTTAATTCGTTCATGTTTAATTTCACTGAGTTGAAGTTTATCAACTAAAGTTTTAATATAGGGTTTTGTTATATCACTTGTTTCAGCAAACTGGTTTTTTATAGAAGAACTTACAGCTTCCATAGTATTTTGCATACGACTTGCTAATTCAAATTGAGCTATATCAACATTCCACTTATGCTTGTAACCTTCTAACTTAGTATTTAAAGTTGCTAAAGCTTCGCCATTATGAGTAATGTTACGAATTGCTTCTCCTCTAATTTTTTCAATAAAATCAGAGTGTTGCATAGCTTTTTGTTCTGTGGTCTGTCCTAGATGATTGGAGATATTTGCAGCTACATTATTGTCATAAACTTCTACTTGGTTTAAAATTCTATTAGCATAGTTTTCGTCTAATAAATTATAATTATGAATTAAAGCTTTTTGTGAAGTTAATCCTGGAGCTACTTGTTCTTTAGCTGCATATAATCCAGCAGTAATCATATCTTCTGCAAACTTTCTCTTTTTTGCTACGTCTGCTGCTGACCCTAAAGCTTGACCAAAAGCTTTAAGTCCTTCTACTAATCCAGTTCCGGCTGGACTTCGAGTACCAAAGACGTTTTGTGTATAAGCTGGTCCTGATGTTGTTGAAGCTGTGCCAGTTTGAGCAGTTTTAACTAGCTGTGCTTGAATGGGGTCTAGAGGAATTTGATTTTGAGCCATATATTATTTTTCGTGCCAATGGGCTGCTATATCAGTATCTGAGCCTGGAAACCTCATCATTGGTACTGAGGCTTTTTTAGGAGCAGGACTAGGGGTTTTATCTGTCTTACCTGTTTTACGTCCACTTTGCCACTCAGATCCACGTTGTAGAGCTGAACCACCAATAGATAGAGCTAATCCTGTAGCACTTGGGAATCCTTGTAATGAATTATATAACGCATTATTTTTACTTTGAGTTGCAAGGGCTTCATTAGCACGTTGGGTTTGTAGATTTCGTATTCTTATTTCATAATTAAAGTCTTTTCTATGGCTGGCATATAAGCCTTGTCTTTGAATATTCATTATGATACTTTCAGCAGACCCTCCAGATTTATTAGCTGATCCTTGTATAGCTAATCTGGTAGCTACAGCCCTTCTAACTTTAGCTTGTAATTCAAACTGATTAATAGCGTGTTTCTTGTATTCAAGCTGTTCTTGTTCGTTTAGATTTGTATACGAATTGTATAATAATTGATTATTAAACGCTGCTTGTTCTCTAGCTGCGTGAAATTGCTGTTGTCTTAAAATAGTTGTTTCTTGATATTCCGTCAGTTTGGTTACACCCTCAGCAGCAAACTGGCCTAATTTCAAATAGGTATCAAGATCAGCACTCTTAACCATATTCCAAGCAGCAGTAAAACCCATTAATCAGCTACCTTACAAAATTCATAAAACTTTACGTTATTAATCATGCGTTCTCCTATAATCTTAAATCCGCACCATCTTATCCATTTAATATGTAACTCATTTCTACTATCTATGATATTCCATATATGCGGAAAGAGACTATTCATTCCGTTGACTTCAGTTCGGCTCTCTCGTAAGAAAGCGCGTTTAATCTTATGTAAACCTTTAGAGCCTAACATCCACACAATGCCTGTTGTTTCATCTACAGGACAAACTCCGTACATCCCTACTACTTGTCCATGATTATCTATTATAGAACGACAAACTTTTCCAAATAAATATCCGGACAGTAAAGCTTGTTCAGAAGTTTTTCCTAACGTATTGACTTCTCGTTTATCTTCGTATCTTAAATTTGGAGCTAGTTCACAAATATCATGTAACCTAGATTGCCTATGATACGGCTTCATGTTATCTCCTAGCAGAAACAGTCCGTACTACATAATTGCCTTCCCAATCTGCTCCTGTAAATGCACAAGGCAAATAGGAATCTGAGATTAATTCTAGTTTAAGATCTTTAGAATCAGCTAAGATAAGCTTTTTAAAACTACCAGTTTCAAATGGAATAGTACCAATCTTGTTTAGAGTCGATCCTAGAATACGTCCAGTATAGATATGGCTGAAAGCATCCCTTCCTGGAGCTGTCACTTGAAGTTTAAAATATCCTGTATTAAAGTAATCTACATTGAACTTACGGATCTTCAAGATACCACCGGATAACGAGCTTAGTCTTCCTTGTACTTCAGTCTTAATTGTCGGCTCAGTAAACTCATAGAGAAAACGGTAATCTTTACCTATGAAACATGAGCTGGCTGAGTGATCTCCAGAAGCAGTGAGGGTTGTAGGAGTGGTTTGTGATACCCCTTGCACCAAGTCACCTTCTTTTCCACTAAAGCCTGCTCCAAAGACCACTCTAAACGTGGAACCAAAGTCATCAGGATATGGAATAGTCCATGAAGTAAGATCAGCTCCTGAACTATAAGAGCCAGTAACTTCTGTAAGTCTATCAAGATGAGGCTTAAAGGAAAGCTGAGTTGAGCTTTCAGTTAGATTCACAAGGTTAGCATCTTGTAAACTTATTTTATCCAAATAAGTTCCATCAGGTCTAACAATAACAAGATAGGCGATATGGTCTATAACATTAATACCTATTACTTTTTCTTCATCTTTAAACTTCCATTTAGACCATGAGCTTAACTTTTTAACTCCTCTCTCAAATAACATCTTATATACAAAGATTTCATTTAAGTTTTCATCTGAGAGAACAAACAAAAAGTCACTATGAGGACTTATATCAAATATTTTACCCTTGATATAACTTGGTACATGACTTGTAATTTCTTCTGCTGTTTCTTCCTGTAAGTCTTCTATAGTTCCAAACTCTCGAATCGCGGAAAAGCCGTCTACTTCTTCTGAAAAGTAAAGTTTACGTCCATTCAGAATAGGAATAGCCCCTATGTCATTCTTATATTCTGTAAGTAATGATAGTTTAGCATTAGTAGGAGTCAAGCCTCCTGCTGCAAACTCAGATAATTTAAACTGTGCAAAATTACTGAATAAATAAAGGTCTTCGTTAAATGCAATACTGTGATGAAGAATACTTACTTGGTTACTAGGAGAAGCTAAATCTATAGGGTCTGTATCCAGTAAATCTGTAGCAGTTGTATTATAGAAATTAAAGAATTCTCCAAGCTCAGACAGTATAATATTTTCTCCTGCTAAAAATCCAAATCTATTCTTGTGAAAGAAAATATCATTTAGCGTTTCACCAATAAAACTAGGATCAGGAGCAGTCGTTTCATCACCTACTAACCTATCAGTCCATGCAATTTGAGATAGCGAAAATACGGTTTCACCAAAATCAGCAGCAAACGCATCATCCCAAGGATCTTCAGAAGTCCTGATAAACTGTATGGGCATTGTACTTGCATCTAGACTATTAGCCAATCCAGGTTCTACAGTTTCTACCCATTCACCTACATCTTCATCTGCTTGGTTATTATGTTTAAGCCAATAGTCATCCGTTCCTGAGCTTGGGCTTCCAGTAACTTTAACTATAAAACCATCTTTAGTTCTAGAAGGAAGGTCCGTAAAGTCAACAACACTCTCTTTAATAGCAATACAATTATCTTCTGGAGCTTGAACATGAAGTGTAAAATCACTTCCATCTTTTTTAGTTAAGTGAACATTACTACTACCAAACTTGGTAATATCAAAGGTTGATCCAATATTAGCTGTTAATTCAGTAAAACAATCATTTAATTGAGTGGCAGCATCAGCATCACCATCTATTGTAGACCTGAGTGTACCATCTACATGAACTAAGAAATCTGTAGTAGCCGTAGCTTGTTTGATAAATACAATACCTTCAGGAGCTCTAGTATCTCCTGTAGTAGATGACTTAGCAGTGGTAACAGTTTTGTTTAATAGAAATGTAAAATCAGCTACTGTAAATAATTTAAGATTATCTCGTGTATTAGCACTAGTTATATAGGTTAATACGTCTCCTGTAGCTCCTGAGACACTTTTTGAAACACCATCTAGATCCCATACTTCCATCTCAGCTCCTGAAAAATCGGAACTAAAATCAGAACTAAACTGGTCTGAAGTCAGGTGTACTATATATCTTTCAGTTGCATCCCTGTTAATGAAATGCACATTTGCATCTGTATCAGTTTTATTACTTAACTTTGCTATATATTCTAACGGAGGTCTTTTTTTAAGACCTTCAGCTATAGTCACTAAACCATTATCTTGTGTAGTCGCTTGAGAAGCCAAGCGTAATGCAGGAGGTTGTTGCGAAACCCCATTGATTAAGTTACTTATTTGCTCTGTAATAAGAGGCATTTACCATAGCTTCCTGTATAATTTGGTAGTGTTATACATATCTGTAGTGCCATAGCCTACATTGAATCCAGATCTCTCTCCTTCATCATCCAGTAAATCAGCATAAGCTTCAGCTTCTTCTTGTCGATTAACTGTCTCTGCTGAGACTTGTCCGACAATTTCTTCTTGAAATACTCGCGCTGCCTTTGTAGTTATATACTGCCTTGCAGTTTGTGGAATGTCTTCAAAATCCAACAAGGTAATAGTAACAGCATCATTAATAGCAGTTGTCCAAATAAAAGTATTATTGTCTAAATCATAAAGAAAAGGAGAGCCTTCCCTTCCTCTGATTGTTGTAAGTTTAGTAGGGGAATACACTGATAATACGGATGTCCCAAGAGGAATACGACTGTCTGAATCTAAGGACAATACAACATCCCATTCCGTATTAAAATGCCAGCCTTTTTGCTGTACCTCTCTGTTGATATTAGATATAAGATTTTTAGCTTGAGTAACATCTACTGTGGTAGCTGTCTCTAAACTGGAAACAGCAGCCTCACCTACCGCAGCTAAGAGTATATTAACTGAATCTAGTTCTGTTATAGGTACTGTAGAAAAATGTGACATTTTAAGTAACTAACCCCATGCCCATAACCTGAGCAGTTCTAATAGTTAAATTATCAGTGCTATCTATATTAGCAACAAAGATAGAAACATAATCATTAGTAGCCATTGAAGCATACCCAAAAGTAACAAGGTTAACTGAGTTAACTGTGACTCTAGGACAAAAGCCTACTATTTTAGTGCCTGTAATAAGTGTTCCGTTTTTATGTATAGCTAATCCAAACTCTTTATCTACAGCAGAAGTATCAATTTCCAAAGAAGCTGAAGCTAAAAATAAACAGTTAATTGTAGGGGTCCCTGTATATCTTAGTCTACCATCGGTATTTTCATCAAACTCATTTGCAGTCGGAGCTGTACTAAGAGTCCATGTTCCTGCTACACCTTCTACATACGTTCCAGCTACACTGATTGTAGTGCTTCCAGGAGAAGAAACATACATACTCCCTTGTTTTCCTTGAGTTGTTTCAATGAAGTCACGCAAGTCTTGGGGTGTAATAGAACCAGCAGCTTGACCGTCTTGAAACAAGTTAGTAACTAAGTTGCTTACGGTTCTACTTGTATCAGTCATTCTTCAAAATCTCCGTTAAAAAAAATGAGGAGCCTAAGTGTTACCCTAGACTCCTCAAAAGGTTAACTTGAGGTTACGGTAGTACCACTACCAGAACCCTGTACCGACATACTGAACCCACAAGTAGCAGCTACAGCAGCCGGAGCTTTACCAGCCAGCCGTACCATAGCTTTAGCAGGAATAACAAAAGGTACATTTCCTGGAAACGAAAAGGAACCTACGTTATTTTGATTACCACCAGTAGCAGCAACAACATCATTGTCATTTTCTACTACTGTTACTTTAGCAACCGTTCGCCAACTCTCTGAATTAGCAACTCCAGAAGACTCAGCGTGTGCGATTTGTAAAGCAATTTCAGCAGTACCAGTACCAGCACCTACAGCATCTACATCATACCAAAAACCATGAATATAGCCAGTATGACCAGCAGGAATTTTCCAAGTACAGTTACCTGACTCTTTAGATCCTGCATCAATGACAGCGTGTACTCCACCGCCAGTTACATCAGCGATAGTGATAGCACCAGCAGCAGCAAGTCCAGTACCAGAAGTTGCAATTTCAGCTTTCTGGATAAAGGAAATATTCTGCTCAGTCATTTCAACTTCAGTCGTACCGTTCAAGGTGATTGTTTCAGTATACTGATTAAAGTCATCGTCTAAATACGTTACTTTAACAGTATTAGCACCAGTTCCAACAGGAGAACCATCATCATCAGTAGATGAAGATACTACATCAATATCTGCACCAGCAATAACAGGCAAAACCTGATCTGCATTGGTGTTACATATTGTTTCAAATGATGTGCCAATCGTAGTGTTATCAGCATAAGGCTGAACTAGCGTTACATTGGTAACAGTATTAGCAGCAACCGCTAGGGATTGGATATTAGCAATATCAGTCATAGTATAATATCCTTTCCTTAAGAGGTTTTAAATTCAACACACGCTTCAGGACGGATAAAGCCATGACCCATAGCATACTTAGCCACGATCCACCAACCTTGGAGTCGAATGTCGTATTCAGTTTCTACAGCCAAGTTAAGAAGCTTAACGGTAGCTACAGAAGACTTGTGCATAACCAAAGCCTTCGTTGTAGAGAAATTGCCGTCATGCGTAGTAACTTGAGCAGAACTAATGTTAGTAATAGGAAGATTATTAGTTTTCACAATGTGAATACCAGCAACCTTCATAACTTCACCTTCTGCATATACTCCGCGTCCACCCCAATCACGGTTGATTAGGTCAGTCGTTTCTGCCATTAAGTAATACTGGGCAGGACGTACATACATATAGCGATCATTTTCAGGAACATTCTTCTCATCTAATTCTTCAGCAGCATCAAACAAGCCACCACCCAAAGTAGATCCAGAGGTTCCATAAGAGGAGTTAGTAAGTACCGCACCACCATTACCACTCGTAACGAGTGTAGAGGATCTAGCACCTAATAAACCTTGTTGTAATATGTTCTTATCCCATTGTGTACCAAGAATAATACCAGCTTCCTTAGCATAAATAGAACGTACATCATAATGATTCATAGCTTCGTCAAGGTTATTGACAAAGTGATCTGCTAAAAGCAGACCATCAATAGAAATGACTTTCTCATTCTTATTGATTGCCGTACCATCAAGCTCATTAGCTGTGGTAGAAGTGCTACCAGAAGCATTAATATAAGCATATTCAGTTGAAGCAGTTTTCCATACTAACGGAAACTGCACTGATATACCTGAGTTGATAGAACGGATAACGTGCTTGTCCATTGTAACACTAGCTTGTTCAAAAGCGGTCAACACTTCACCAGCGTAGACCTTAAGAAACATCGCACTGGAATCACCAGTGCTGTTCTTTTGACCAGAGCGAGACATTACTTGAACAGGGGCGGTAGTTGCAGTTACACCCATAGCAAGTCTCCTTTCAATCTTAAATTAATAAAAAAAGTATCTAACACAATGCTATACTTCTTCACTAACTTTTCGACTCAAAGATTATCCACCGCAGTAGGTCTTTAATCTACTCACTTAATTACTCTATAGCTCGTACTACCAGCAGGCTTTAAATATGGCCTGCTTTAAAAACATCTGAGCGTTCCAACCTATCAAGTACATCTTGTCTATAAGCTGGATCATTTTCATATCTTGGATCTTTCATAGCAGCAGTGATCTCAGCGTTGCTTCTGAAAACTTCAAGTCCCTCACTCATCCTGGAGGGTACATCACCACTAATCTCCTGCCCATATACACCTGTAGCGTTCTGATAGTCAGCCTTTAAACCATTGGCTGTAATCATAGCCAACTGAGTGTCACCACTATTTACAGCGTTATCATAAGCTTGAATTTGTTCAGAGGTATAATTAGCCTGAGCCCATTCTACCATGTTAGCATAGGTTTCATTACCACCAACAGAATTCTTCACTTGGTTTCCTATTTGTTCTCCTAAAGCTTTCACACCAGCTATATAAGTATCAGCATAGTCTCTACTAATACCAGCTTGTTCGAGAGTCTTGTAGCTCTTATCCGTTAAAGATCCTGTTTCCATGTATTCTTGTTGTAAAGCTCCCATATCAAATGGCGCGTCAGGAGTTTCAGGAATACTTAAATCATTGTCTTCTACTTGGGGTTCTTCGGTTTGTCCATGAAACTTTCTTTCCAGTTCATCGTAGCTTTTTCTCCAAGCTTCATCCGACTGAAATTTTTCTGGTCTAAATGTTTGGCTTTCCTCCTCACCCTCCAGAGGAACAACCCCTTGGTCAATCGTGTTCTCAGCCATAACAGCTTTAGATGCCATTTCAGCTTCATGTTGTGCCACACTCTGAGGAGCGTCATTTTCAATTATCAGTTGGTCTGCCATAACGCTCTCCATAGGTTTCTTTTATTGTTCCATTTGGAAGTTTGATCTTGGTATACGTTGATGGTAAACCTCCACCGTTTCCTGCTTGGACGTTAGCTTTCTGTTCCATGACAACCAGTGTATTATCTACATCTTTTAATTGTGTTTTAGAAGTAATACTGGTTTCAGGTTTTTTATTGGTTTTCGGCATTTGCTTGTCGCTCCCTTATCATTTCGCCTGCTTGATTAACAGCATTAGGTGTGGCAGCTACACCAGCCTGTGCCATCGCTTGTTGTTGTTGAGCAGCCTGTCGTTCTTGTTGCACTTGTTCCTCAGGTTTTATTAATCCCTTCATATCTATTCCAAAACCAACACCTAAGCGTTTTAAAGCATCGCTGGCATTAGTGTAAGTAAGTACGGATTCCGGTCCTAGTATCTGAGCTGCTGTCTGTAAGAATGTAGCAAGCTTATTAGCATCGTTTCCTCTACCTAAAGCTTCAAACCCTGTGATGATTACAGGTTCTACAGATCCCTCAGGAAGCTTTGGTAATTTCTTTTCTCTTTCCAATACAGAAATAATACGTTTAATCAAAGGTAACTGAAGTTCATGTGAGAGAAGACTATAGATACCACCTAGAGAAGTCTCAAGTTCATTAGCTAAGAACCTGATTTCTTCTGCTGTAACTCTTTCTGCATCACGTTGAACACTTTGATTTAACATGAAAGCTGCTGCCAGCCTTCGTTCAATTTGATTGATAGTTTCCTGAGCTACCCTGAAATCATTAAACTTCTGCATCTGAAGTACAGTCACATCATCTGCACTACCTTGTCGAACCGCTAGATTTGGAGCTTGTGAAATTGTTTTTAACTTGGTAGTTCCATTAGGTCTAACCAAGAACACAGCTCTAGCAGCAGCAGCAGAGCCTTCTAAGATAGCTTTAGCTAACCCTTCCAGAGATCTTAAATCACCTAAGTATTCTTCTACAAACCCTCTCCCATAGTCTTCTCCATCAATAGAAGAAAACCTCAAGGGGAGCCAAGGGTTTTTATCAAGCGGATAAACAGAATCTGTATTAGGAATCTTTTTACCATGCACTTCCTGGAATACTTTGATCTTGTTATTGCTTCGTTTGACTACAGTATAAAGGTCTAAATCTCGTTCAACGGAATCCGCAGCATGACCTGTTTCATTAGGAGGAGCACTGCCAAAAACATCTTTGTATAACTCCCTACTCATTTTCTCTTGAACAATCACCTCAAGCATTTCTCCTTGAGGATCTCGTCTCACTACATATTGATCCAGATGAAAAACTCTGATCTTGTTATTCTTATTAACATTAATCAAAGCATTACCAGTAATAATCAAGTGCCGTAAACATTCATTCAGTGGAACGCGCATGGCCTTTGCTTCCACTTCATCCATGACGGCTCTCTCCATAGCATTTAAGCCTTCTTCTACTGGAGCCCTTTGTGCTTGGAGTTCTTCTAAAGTAAAATCATCTATCTGAAATTTAAAGAAAGGAGAATTAGGAGGAAACAAAGTTAACAGGAGTTTGGCAGCTAGGTTGTTTACTCCTCTTGCTCCGATTCCTTGGAACGGAGTTGGTAAATCCTGATCGAGAGAAGAATTTCTAGGGAGTATAAAAGGTATAGTAATCTCTGCTCCATCCCAAGCCCTACTAAGAAACCACTGTCTACGTTGACTTAAGCTTGAATACTTTTTAGATATAGATTCTACCATATTATGCTATTTGTAATCCTGTATTAGAAAGTGAAGTCGCAAGATCTATGTTACCTACGTCTGCTTGGGCTGCCCTACGGTTCTTCGCACGTTTAATTTCTTCAGCCAAATTAGCACTGGCTTGTCTTCCACCTGATCCTGTGACTACTGATTGTTGAGTGTTGTAAGCTATAGGATCAAAAGCAGTTTGTTGATAATATTGAGAGTAATCCTGTTGTTGTGGCATCAAGGCTTGCATAGCTACACCAGTTAATGTAGATGATAGACCACCAAGAATTCCACCAGAAATACCAACGGCTGTAGCTGTTGCAACACCAGAGCCAGTGAACCCTAACGCTAAATTAGTAGCCATATCTCCAAACATACCAGCACCAGCACCAGCAAAACCACCAGAAATACCCCCAAATATAGCACCTTGTAGTGGATCACCACCAGTAGCTGCTGCCCCTGCTGCACCAACCCCTGCTCCTATAGCTATAGCCGTTAATGTTGCTGGTTCACACATATACTACTGCCCTACAAACATACCAAAGACATAAATGGTAGTGTAAATAGTTCCAAAAAGAATTGCGTATGGAAGCATAATGTTATCCTATGTTAAGTCCAGTAGGTCCACCACCTAAAGGAACTCGGAATCTTCGTTTACCTGTAGCTCTCCTAGCAACTTTGGTTTTACCCTTAGCTGTTTGCTTTGCCTGAACATCTTTTGTTGTCCTAGCTGGTCCTGTAGTCACCTGTGCTATCGGAGCTGGAGGGCTCGGAGGCGGTGGTGGCGGTGGGGGTGGAGGGGGTGGCGGTGGTGGAGCTGGTCTTGATCCTCCTCCCATACACATTAAGATATTCAATAGCTCTAGCACGTTCCTAGTCTCCTTTAAGTTGTAATAGTAACTTGAGCTTCTCGCTCTAAATTATCCTCGATTAATTCTTCTTGTTTATCCTTAAGCCACCAAATTACATCCTGCTGTCCTATGAGTCTACTCATCTCTTTATCAGATACAAGATCATTAGGAAGCTTATCAGGAAACATTTCACCTAGCAATTTCAACAACTCATCTGTAATTATTAAACCAAATTTATTATGTTTTGTCATAAAACTGTTCCTAGAGGGTTGAAAAGTTATCTTCCACTTCCGAAAACTCTTACTTAGTTGGACAAACTCCTTGTAAACATTCGTCATCCTCAATTTCGTGGAGGCCCATGACTTCATCTAAGTCAACTGGATTTAACTGTGCAATATACTCATCATATTCTTCCTTAGTTACCACTTGTTGAGGTAGGTAGGCATAGACTTCTTGAGTATCACAAATGGGAAGAAAGCTAACACCAACATAAGAACTCCAATTATTGAGGAGCCAATCAATGATAGTTGGTATTTCGTCAGCCTTATAAGTAACCGTAATCGAGCAGTTCTGCTCAACGTAAGAGTCCATGAGTGACTTGTATCTTTGGAGCTGTTTAATAGCCGTCTCGTGATTAACATATTTATCTCCATCTTTTTCAAATCTAATGTTTTCCCATTTAACTGGAAAGGTCACAATAACATTATGTTCATCTACAGGATTAGCAACAACTTGGTAGCCAGCTTCCCTAAGTCTAGGGAGCATAGGATCATTCACTGAAAAATTAACATGATTAAATATGTAACGTCCTGCTGGTTTGTGGCAGCCTTCAGTGGTATCCATTATTTTACTCAATGTTCCACTAGGTTTTATGGTGGTAACATTCTTAGGTCTTTGAGTTTCTAACTCATCTGCCATAGAATATGCTCCATGTACTGCAAGGTTCTTCAGTCGCTTGTAGTCATAGTAAGATAAGTCTTCACGGCTGGCGATCCCTGTAAGTCCCACTCCACAAAGTCTGAGGTATTCATTGTTTTCATGCCAAGTTCTTTGCAGTATTCCATCATCAAGATTAACAAGGGTTTGCCTATAGTTAGCTCTTGCAACGAGGAAGACCGCCCTTTCCAATCCACCAGAGTCTTCTCTAAATTTTGAGAGATCAACTTCGGACAGGTTACAGAAACTTTTATTTCCAAGAAGGATTTCGGCACAAGGGTTGACTCCGGTGAACCAAGGGGCTCGTCTTCGTGCTTCTTTTCCATTGATGACTCCAGGTTCTGAGCCCCCTGATTCTTTAATGATTTTAAAGACTTCTTCGAGTTCTTCATAAGTAGGTTCTTCCCAAAAGACTATAGAGTTATTAGATTGACTACGATGAGGAGTGTCTGAAAGGTTATCTTTCGCTCTAGCAAACTGTTTCCATTCAGGAGTATTATGATAAACTAAAGCTATCTCAGCAGATCTTCTGCTGCTTAATACAGTACCTAACCAATTCATTACATCTAAGATGTCCATTTTAGATAAGAGCTGACCTGACTTCTTGTTTAAAATGTGAACGATAGCTGTGTAGGCTTTCGATAAGGGTGCGTCTCCTGAGCTGATCCATCCGTATCCACTGAGCCTCTGTCCTGCTGGTCTAAGTTGGGTGAGATCGAGAACGAACCTTGTAGCTTTCCCTTTAAAAGCCAAAAGCTTGCCGATACTTTTTGCCCATGCTTCAGCAGAGTCTCCAACGGTAATGGTCCAAGTGCCTGTGTCGCTATCAAAGCTTTCCTTATTTCCTTCATGTCCTCCTTTCTTTGTACGCTTACTCCTAATGATTTCAATTTCTTCAATGGGTTTTGTAAAACCTGAGAGGGTTCCAACGACAGGAGTAAACCCGACTCCACACCCCTGTAACAAGAGCCACAAAGAGTCAACAATATCATGTATAGTCTCCACCTTTAAATGAGCACAGTTGAATTGGCTGGCCTCTCTCCTCTTGGCTATCTCAGTTCCACCAAGCCAAAGAGTTCTACCAGATAACATAACCTTACGATCTAAAAGTAGCTGACGCAACTCATTTAGTTCTGTTTCTGTTTCCAGCTCATCTCCAGCAGCTCGTTCCCACAACCATTGTTGGTGATTAATAACCCTGTCTACAATTTGATTCCATGTTTCATAAAGTTCCTGTTCACCTTTAATGGGTCTGCTATAAGTACGTCTGGTTATTACTTGAGCTCTAACTGAAGGCATCATAGACACTCCTCTAAAACAGGCGGTTGATAATTGTCTCCTTTTAAAACCTTTCCATTTTCACTCTTAGTAAAAGGATACTTACTCATGTTGGCTTGATGAACTAAGTCAAAAGCTTTATCGAAATCCATCCCAAAAGATACAGCCGTTCCTTTTAGAACATAAACCACATCACACATCTCTTGTAAAAAATCCTGTAGCATAACATACTGTTCACCTTGATCTAGGTTTCCCTCCAACCTTAACGCTACATCCGCGAGCTCTTGGACTTCTTCAAAAATTAGTTTCATTCTGAATTCCAAAAGCTCTTTACTAAAAGGCTCGTCAACAGCTAGGTTTACTTTTTGATGAAACTCTTTTACCTTATCCATGTTCGTTTCCTTCTTCCTCTAAGGCTTGTATTAGTATAGCCGAATAATTAATATTGTCCATCAAAGAATCTTTAATAGACTCATTAGATAATTTCTTCTCCCTGAAATAAGATTCAATTCTACTCCACTTATCCTGTAACCTACAGGCAATCCCCACACTTACAGGAATTCCTAGTGCCTTACACCTCCTAAAGTTATGTAAAGGATCTCCAGGTTTAGCATAATCCTTATTCTTTTTCTCAGCTAGTAAGGCACACTCCTCTAGAATTTCTTTAACCCTTAAGTGATCTGTTATTTCGGGTTCCATAGTTTAACTCCTCCTTTCTCGTAATCTTCACACCTTAAAATTCGAGCCACCCTAGCTTGAACAAGTGCATCTTCTTCTGTCAAGCCAACCGCTTTATAAGCTTGAACTATTATACCCCAATAGTCAGCAGGCTTTTGGCCTTCAAGTAAATTGTTGGCTTTCTTAGGACCTATTCCTGGACACCCTTTGTAATTATCTACTGTGTCTCCGGTTAGAACTTGTATATAGAAATTAAAATCTGCTGTCTCCTCGTTAATATTGGTTTTGATTTCCGTATCCATATTATAATAGATACAAGGAATGGTTTTCATATCTTTATCAATCGAGGCTACATAATTAATGTGATACGTTTTATCTGTAGCTAAAATTCCTATCACATCGTCAGCTTCTAAAGTAGGATACGAAACAGCCTCATACTTATCACGCAGATACTTTTCCAGTTGATTATACCCTAGAGGTTTCCTGTTTTTTTTTCTTTGCATTTTATATTCGCTAAAAATTTTCTTCCTAAAATTATTTGACCTATCCGATAGACAAACAGTAACATCTGCAACCCTGCCAGCTAAAACAGTTGTAATAAGATTGTCTATAACCTTATCAGCCTGCCTATACATTTCTTCTAGGTTAACATGAGTTGTTACTATACCATCATCCCACTCTATCTCATTCTGTACTGCCCAACAAATTTTGTATATAAGTATGTCTCCATCTATCAATAACTGCGTGGTTTCCATGATATTCACCTTCTTTAAAATGTTCTTTATAATGACATTCTTCACACAAGTACAAACATAACAGTGATTCAGGTAATGTTTTCCTCCAACCCCACTTCATAAGATGAGAAACTTTATCTGTTTTAGTTTTAGGATCAATATGGTGGAAATGTAACCCTTGTTCCCTAGACTTTTTTCCACATCCTTGACAGGAAAAATTTCGTAAAAATTGTATCACATATCTATTAGCTTGACGAACAAACTGGCAATATAATATATGGTCCTTTGTGTTATAAGGGTTTTTAGATAAAATAAATCTATAAAATCCCTCACAAAATACTTCCAGTTCATTATATGTTTTAATGTGTTTCAGCCCAATTTCTTCCAATTTTAAACGTGCCACTAAGAGGGCATCCAAATTCAAAGTATTCTCCAGCCCTTTTAATAGCTGATTCCGCTTGGGGTCCAATAAATCTTTCGGCATACCTCTCCTTACATTCAATTTGGAATTCATCGTGAATATTAGCTACAAATTCATAGTCAACAGGAGCATCAAAACCTAAAAATTTCAACCTCTCATCTAAAAGTACCAGAGCTTTTTTCATAAGTACAGCTCCAGCACTTTGAAGTAATGTATTCAAAGCACTATACTCAGACCTAACATGGAGATGTCTACCGTCTAAACCTATTAGATGTCCGCGCCTTCGATAAGCCTTCCTTACCGCATCCGTTAGTTGTTCTAAACCTTTGACTCCTTTAAAGAGCTTTTCTCTAGCACGTTTGCCTGCTTTCCTGTTTGCTCCTAAGATAATTCCTAACTTTTCATCTCCTGCCCCATAGATAAATGCGTAGAAAAAAGTCTTAGCTTTATCCCTTGAATCAATACCTAATACTCTTTGATTCAGTGTATGTATATCGGTTCCATCCGTTGAGTTTCCCTCGACTGCTGCGTTAGCATATGTACCACCATCATAGCGTTTAAGATAGCCAGCTAAAGCTCTCAGTTCCAGGCCATCTGCATCACAGCCCACCAATACTTTACCTTTAGTGGGCTTAAACAGTTCCCGACACTCCTTACCATACGGACTATACACCGCAGGAACTTGAGCTACATTAGGAGAAGAATGAGTACACCTACCAGTAACAGCTCCGTTAGTGTTGACGTACCCATGTATCCTTCCCTCTTTCTCTAGCTTAAGCCAAGCATTATCTCCCTCTGCCAACTGAGAAATTCTTTTCGACAAAAGAAAATGAGTATATAAATCTTCACATGGAGGATAAGGTAACTTTTTTAAAATCTTTTCATCAATCTTAGGTTTACCATTAGGAGTAAATTCAGCAGGCTTCCATCCATAATCCTGTTTTAATCTAAGGCTGATATGATCTCTACTGTTTGGATTAAAATGAACTTTCTCTATCTTATTAAACACTGCACCAGCAGAATACCCTTTGGATATGTTTGCTCTTTTAGGTACAAACTCACCCCCATCCTTATACCAAGAGCCAAAGGTGTCTTTTAAATTTTTACCTACCAAATCTTTTTCTTTTAAAAGCTGAACATATAAGCCTTGTCCTTTCTTAGTATCAAACTTAAACCCCCACTCTATCTGTCTCTGAATGATAGAAGCAAAGTCATGTTCCAACATAGCAGCTTCGGATGGAATCTCACAATAATCTATATGCTCATACAACAAAGATGTTATCGAAACATCGTTTGCACAATACCTTGCCATATCAGAAGAAAAAGTACCCCACTCAGTGTTATCATTATTAAATTCTCCTTTCAGCAACCCAAGCCTGTAACCCCATGCTTTTAACCCATGAGAGCCCCATAGTTTTCGAGGTACACGCGTGGGTGGTTTGGCATCAAGCTCCATGATGTTGGGAAACATCAAGCGAGACATGATTAAAGTATCTTCAATTTGAATCGACTGTCGAGGCTCCCACCCCAATACTTTTTTAAGAACAGGTAGATCAAAACCAATAATGTTATGTCCAATTATCGTCTCAGCCCCCGACATAACATCAAGAGCATCTTCAATACAATCATACCCATTCTGGTTGGCATAAATCTGAGAGGCTTTAGCTCCCTCAACAGTAAGCCCAACACAGTGAACCTTAGTTACATCTGGTAAAAGACCATCGGTTTCAATATCAAATATGATTTTCATGTTTAGAATCCTTCCTCAAGAGCTGATCCACACTCTCTAAGTCTTCCGGTGTCTTTGTCGTAGTAGAGTTTGGTTGCAATTCCTGTCGAGCTTCCCTTATACCTTGCCTTAAGGATACGAACAGTCGTTTCACCGTCTTCTTGTTGATTTCTTTCGAGTCCAATAACGAAATCACTAAGTTGAGAAATGCTTCCACTCCCTCGAACATCATTAAGTGTAATTTTTCTTCCATCTTCATGCCCCCTTCCATCACTAGGTTTTCTTAGGTGTGATACTATCAGCATCCCTATGTTAAGTTCTTCTGCTAGGGATCTTAGTTTAGTCATTAGGTTATCAATTAATCTTCGTTCATCTCCACCTTCCATACCTGAAATCATAATAGAGATGTGATCTATGATAACCCAACCTACCCCACAACTTCTTACAAGGTAGCGAATTCTATTTGACAACACTTCACCATCTAAACTCCCCCAATGATCGTATAAATAGATCCTGCCTGTATTTAAAGTCTTCTCCCATATATCCCTTAAATATTTTTCATCTAAATTATTTTGAAGGTGTAGCATTTGGTTGGCTTCGATAGACATGAAATCAACCGCAGCTTGTCTAACAGATTCTTCCAAGGCAATATAGCCTAGAGTCTCTCCCTTGCTGAGAAAGTAAGATGCA